GGTGGTGGTTCAGGTGCAACGGCAACAGCAAACGTTGTAGCAAACGTAGTTAGAAACATCGTTGTTACAGCTGGTGGTTCTGGGTATACAAGCACGCCAACTATTACAATCTCTGAAGGCGGGGCGACAAGAAACGCTTCGGCAATTGTTCTTGGTGAAACAAGATCGTCTGGTGGTAATTATCTTGCTCGTTATATTAGTCGTCGCGTACAGCTAAACGATGGCTTTGACTCTTCGGATCTTCGCGTGTTCTTGACTGCATATAAGCCACCTACGACGGGAATTGAAGTATACTACAAGATTTTGAACGCTGATGATCCCGATGATTTTGATGTAAAATCATATTTCAAGATGGAGCAAAAGACGCCATCGGGAGTGACATCAACAAACTACAATGATTACATTGAATATGAATATAGACCATCTCTAAACACCGATTTGGTTATATATTCAAGTGGTGGAACAACATATGAAACATTCAAGTTCTTTGCAGTCAAGATTGTACTAAGTAGTCCAGATACTACTCTTGTTCCTAAAGTTAGAGATATGCGTGTAATTGCGTTGCCGGCAGGATGATAAAATGAAAGTCAAGATTACCGATACGCAATATGTTCGTGATATAAATTCAAAAGCAATTCTAAACACAAATAGAGCACAGTTGGACGAATATAAAGTGAAAAAAAACATGATGTCTAAAGTTAATGAAATAAATACTTTGAAAGAAGAAGTAGCTGAAATTAAGGACACAATGAATAAGATTCTTGCTCTGTTATCGGAGAACAAATAATGGCAATTAGTAACGTTGCTTTAACTAACACATTTGATCAATGGAGATTAGTTACAAATCAAACCGTAGTTGCTCTTAACGACGTTCTTGATGACGGTCTTCAAACATATCGAAATGTTAAAGCAAATGTAATTAGTGGAAATACAATATACGCGAACGGCGTTGATGTAATTACACTTCCAACTGCTGCATTTGCTCGTGCTAATGCAGCAAATTTAATTGCGAATCTAGCGTTTGATAAAGCTAATACAGCAAATGTTATAGCTTCTGGCGCATTTGACAAAGCAAATACTGCTTGCACAAAAGCTGATGCAGCACAATCAACTGGATCCGCAGCTTTTGACCAAGCAAATACCGCAAACGTCGTAGCAGTTTCAGCATTTAATGCTGCAAACACGGGTGTTCCTTCGGGCGTCATCATGCCATATGCAGGTTCTTCAGAGCCTACTGGATGGCTATTGTGTTCAGGCAATGCTATTTCTAGAACAACATATTCATCTCTTTATTCTGCAATTGGTACTACATACGGATCAGGAGACGGAGTAAATACGTTTAATCTTCCTGATCTTCGTGGTAGAGTTGTTGCTGGCCGTGACGATATGGGCGGAACTGCTGCACTACGAGTAACTGCATCTGGATCAAATGCAAATAGCGGTATTGCTGGAACTACATTGGGCGCAAATGGTGGTACGCAAACACATATTCTAACTACAGCTCAATTGCCAACATTTAATATTAGAAGCACAACATCAACAACCAATCCAGCATTTGGTGACAACACACCTCTACCTGTGGCAGATGATATAAACACTACAGTTGGTGAAAACTATCCTCACCAAAATATGCAGCCAACCATGATACTAAATTACATAATCAAGACATAACGGGAATCATATGAACGAAAATATCAAATTTGAAGCAGAAAGACATAAAAAATTTGCTTTACTTGTTAGCGAATTTACTTTTGGACTAACTCATAAAGATTTTCTTTGTGATGATGTGATATATTGTTTTAACTCACACGAATTTTCACATTTGTTGATTGGATATATAGGCGGGGTACAAACTTTTTCTGTAAGAACACACGATGGAACTGTACGAAGCTTAAACAGAAAACAACTAGAAAACTTGTTTGCTGCAGCATATATGAATGTTCTTAAAACAAGAGATGAAGAATTTGCTACAAATTACAAGAAATGGAATGATTGCAAGTCAACTAGCGACTTGGAAAAATTTGATCCAAAACAAGGTTGGAGTTATAGATCACAAGCATTAGAAGCTTATGAGAATGCGAAAAAATAACGGAGTTACCTTAAATGGCAATCAGTAATGTAGCACTCACGAACACATTTGATGAATGGAGAGTGACGACTAATCAGCTGATTGTTGTCACAAATGACTTGCTTGGCGATGGTCTTACGACTTATCGTAGTGTGACTGCAAATGTTGTTACAGCAAATACGTTGTTTTTTGGAACTTTGAATGTAGTATCTTTGCTTGCCTCAACTTTTGCTCGCGCTAATGCTGCAAATTTGATTGCAAATCTAGCATTTGATAAAGCAAATACAGCAAATGTAATTGCAGCTGCCGCTTTTGACAAAGCTAATGTTGCAAACAACAATGCAAGTAATACGGTTCTTCGCACGGGCGACACGATGACTGGAACCTTAGTTGTTCCAAATATCAACGTATCGTCAAATATTTGCATGACCGGCGGTCTTGTCGATACCGCAAAAGCCAATATTCTTTCGCAAACATTGACTGATGCTGCAACTATAACATGGGATGCATCAAATGGACAAATTGCTACGGTTACATTGAATGGAAATCGTGTTCTATCAAACATAACAAATATTCGTGTTGGTACATATGTTCTTCATGTAGTGCAAAATACGTCTGGTGGTAGCTCACTTACTTTTGAACAAGGATATCGTTTTACAGGGAATATTGCTCCGCCATTAACTACAACAGCGAATTCTCGTGATGTGTTTACTTTCATTTCTGATGGATCAAAATTATACGGCTCATTCATTCCTGACGTAGGATAAAATGTTTCTACCACTTGTCACTAGACCAAATATACTAATAAACATAAACTCTGTTGCAAACAATGTCAATTTGCGAGCAAGGGCAAATTCGCCATCATATCCTTTAAATGTTTTTTGCTTGATCAATGCAAACATTACGAGTAATTCTGCAAATATTTCAGCACTTAGAACTGGATTTGGCTGGGCAAATTCTACATATATTGTGATAAGAAACTCAGCTAATATTGTTGGGAATATAGGAGTTACTGGTATTTCTGGTTCTGGTGGTGCAGGCGGTCCCGGAGCAGGATATCCCACAAATCCAGTTGCACCAGGTTCTGCTGGTGGAACTGGTGGTGTTGGTGCTAATGGTAGTCCAGGCTTTCAAGCTGAAGCAAACACAAGTAATGTTGGCATTATAAATTACAGTTCAAACTCAAATACTTTTGTTAGTAATGCCAACACAAATTGGATTGGTACAAATTCTAGTTGGACTTGGGGTGTTAGCGGAGATAATTTAGAAGGTGGCGGTTCTCTAGGCACAAACATAAGAACAACAATATACTATAATTTTGATATAAATGCAAATGTTCCTTTTACTTTGGAGTATAAACTAGTAAGTGCTAGTTCAGCTAATGCCGCAGGAACGGTTGGAATTTATAGAACACAAGATCAAGGAAATATTGGAAGCACTTCCGGAAACTTTTATGCCGCCGGTATGTTTTCCGCTACATCAACTCATTGGGTTGGTGGAGTTGATCCTGCTCCGACCGTTGGTCTTGCCATAGTCCATTCTGCTGCAAGTGCGGATGTCGTACAAGAAAAGGGTGCAAATGTACACTCACTAACGTCAAATGTTTCTGCTGCAAATGTTTTTTCTCTTGTTCGTGAAATTGATGGTGTATTAAAAGTATATCGTGATGGTGTTCTATTAAAAACTCATCCTGAAAGTGCAGCAGGAAATATGAGATTTGTTGTAAATTCTACTTCTGAAGGAAACTTTTTACGTTTAGATTATCTAAAATTACATCAATATCCATATACATTTCCTGGAACAAATGCAACGTCATTTGTCATAGTAATGAATAATCAAGGTTCTATCATAGGCGGTACCGGCGGTCCTGGCGGTGGTGGCGGTGGTGGCGGTGGTGGCGGTGGTGCTCTAGGATTTACACCAAGTAAAGGTGTTGGTCAATATCACGGCGGCGGCGGTGGCGGCGGCGGTGCCGGTTCTCCTATTGGTCTTGGCGGCGCAGGAGGACCTAGTAATGTTAATGGATCAGCTGGAGCAAATGGAACGGCTACACTTGGCGGCGCTGGTGGTGCTGGCGGCGGCGGTTCTACATATACTGCTGGACCGGGCGGTTCTGGTGGAAATCTTGGCGTTGCCGGTTCTCCTGGCGGAAATAACGCTGGATATGCATTCAATACAACATATGGCGCAAGAGCCGGAGGTGCTGCCGGAGCAACAGGAAATGTTGGTAATACGGGATTTGGTATTTCTGGCAATAATTTGATTAGATTTGTTGCTTTTGGTACTGTAGTTGGAAATACTTCAAACTAATCATACAAATTTAGGACCAGTAATCCAAATTACTATTGTTTTACGAATGCCCTTGGTCACTGGTTTTACCCTATGAATAATGTATGAAGGAAAGAATATCATTCTACCTTTTTTCATTAATATGGTTTCGGGTTCTTCTTGATTTCCCACATTGATTTCAAATTCTCCTCCAACAAAGTCTTTTTCCGGATCGGACAAACACATTACAAGAGACAATTTTCTTGTTATATTAAATTTATTTTGACCATGAAGCATATCCATGTGCCAGTTATATTCACCACTTTCATTACCATGATATTCTGTGTATTGGAAATCAGCATATCCGTTTAATTCATAATTGTAGTAGCTTTCATTTATAATTTTGCTTATTTCATTTACTCTATTAAAAAACCATGCATTATTTTCATTTTTACTATAGAATTTAATTCTTGATTTTCTTATCTTTTCTGTTTCGTTAATGTCATTGGTACCAACAACAGTTGCTTTTTCTGTTTGTTCTATTTGACAGTATCTTTCTAAATTTGTTAATTCTTCTTCAGAAAATGCATTATCCCAATATGCCCAACTATATGTTGTACACATTCTTTCCTCTGGATTATTTGTAATGTCTTTGTACATTATTTTCCTCAAGTTGGGTCATTATAAATAAAGATACATAGTTATATATCGGAGTAGGGAAATGGAAGTCAAGTTTAAAATAATTGATGTTGATTCTTCACAGCACTCAATGATCGTGAGATACTATACTAATTTGCTAACTGAAGATAGTCTAGCAACATCATACAATCCAGATGGGACTATAGCTAGAAGAAGCGATGGATCACCACAAAGATGTCAAACAGATTATAACTTCAATATATGGCAAACTGATCCTCCTATTACGGAAGAGCAAATTAAGAAAATTGCAAACGACGGAGCGCCTTATGATTGGTTTAAGCTAAGACACGATATTCTCGATCCTCAAATAGATACTTCCTTAAATGTTGTTTCCAATCTATTAAATACAGAATTTGATGCCATCAAACCAGTATTTTCTATTGATACTATTGATACGAATGCAAATACAGAAAGTACATTGAGTGAAGATCATATTGAAAATCTAATTAACGAACTTCTAAACAATTCAAGTGCAAATACTTCAAACACACAATGAATAAAAAACTTGGTTATTATACTGTTGGTAAAAAAGAGTTGGAATCAAAAATTCATGCGTGTATCTTTGCAACGCATATTGCCAACAATGTCAAGGAAAATGTAGATCCTCTTAGTCTTGTCAAATGGTATTTCAACGAAGATATTTTTTCCAATTATAACTGGCTTCAAGAACCCGAAGCGACATTGGATCAACTTTACAATAAACGAGCAAGAGAACTTCGTGAAAAATATGACTATATCATAATTAGTTATAGTGGCGGAGCAGATAGTCATAATGTTGTAATGTCTTTTCTTCGTCAAAACCTTCATATAGATGAAATTATTGTAAATTGTTTGGACAAAGGAAATGAAAAATTTGCTGTAATTGATCCTAATGTTACTGATGCAAAATATGCACATGCATCGGAACATAAGCTGCAGGCAATTCCAAGAATAAAAGAAATACAAGCAATTGCTCCACAGACAAAGATTAGTGTCTATGATATGACGGATCATTTGTTTGATTCATTTGCCAATTCTGAAGAAAATTGGTTTTTGAAAATGCGTGAGGAACTTAATCCTGTTGATGTTACGAGATACAATTATATTCATTTTTCAGACTTTAGAAAAAGAGTTGACAAAGATAAAAAGATTGCAGTTGTAATGGGGATTGATAAACCAAAAGTTGTTATTGATGATACTAATGACTTTGTTTACTTAAGGTTTTCAGATAGATTAACAAATATATCTCCTGTTGGAGAATATATGAAAGACTATACAAATACGACGGTTGAATATTTTTATTGGAGTCCTGATGCATGTGATATGTTATGCAAGCAAGCCCATTTAATAAAAAAATGTATTGAAATTGATCCTGGTCTAAGAAACTTTTTTAGTCTTCAAACACCAAGAAATATGGTACCTGGATTTCTTAGACTTGTGAGCGAAAGGCTTCTTCGACCAATATTGTACACTACATGGAATAAGACTTGGTTTCAAGCTGATAAAGGTATTTTTGATTGGCACACGGATTTTGACACTTGGTTTATTGATGGATATGTTGATAATAGGGCAAATCTTATATGGAGAGAGGGTTTAAAACAGGTTGTCAAGCGAGCAAGACCTTTTGTTTATTCGCATGGGCAAGTATATGATGGACTAATTAGTTATTATCACAATTATAAAATAGGCGTTTTAAGAAAATTTCATAGTACTTGATTTCAAAAAAGCGATTTGCCACTTATACTAAATAGCTAAAAAGGTAAGACAATGGCATCATATGCAGAACTCATAGTAGACCAGGGTTCTACTTTTAGCACAATTCTAACCCTAACAGACGACACAACAAACTTGCCTATTAATGTTTCCGGATATTCTATCAATGCGAATATCAAGAAATCTTATTATTCAGTAAACAATACTGCCGTTTTTACATCAACAATAAATGATGCCGCAAACGGAAATGTAACGATTGCATTGTCATCTGGTGTCTCAACAAACATCAAGGCCGGAAGATATGTTTATGATGTAAAAACTACTAGTCCGGGAAGCGTGGTAACTAGAGTTATTGAGGGTATTCTTACGGTAACGCCTAAGGTATCTTAAAATGACAATAGCTGTTAGAATTGCAGGTCCTAGTTCAACTGCGGTTAGCATAAATTCACAAAACCAGCAAAAAGTAAGAAGCTTGACTCCAAGTGCCGTTGCAACTACAACGCTAGCAGGACTAACAGATGTTTCGATTATAGATTCAAGCAATAATAGTACTCTTGTTTACAATTCGGAAACTTTAAAATATGAAATAAAAGCACTTCCCGTAATATTTGGTGGTACTTTCTAATGGCAAATACTACAACTATTATTTTAAAAAATTCAGGAACTACTGGAAATACTCCAACTGCTGCAAATTTAGAATTTGGAGAATTAGCATTAAACTATGCCGATGGACTACTGTTCTATAAAGCAGCAAATGGTACAGTTCTTAGTATAAGTGGAAGTGGAGGCGGTGGTGGAACTGGAAATGGTTCTGCTGCATTTGACCAAGCTAATCTTGCTTTCGCTCAAGCCAACGTAGCTAACACAACTGCTGTAGCTGCATTCAATCAAGCTAATACCGCTAATACAACTTCAGTTGCAGCATTTGCTAAAGCTAATGCAGCTAATTTGATTGCAAATCTTGCATTTGATAAAGCAAATACAGCAAACGTATTTGCAGTTGC